TATTAGAATATATGAAATAACACCAACAAATTCTATCCATCGAGTAACCTCAGTAGACTCACGCAATCCAGCAAGAATTGAAATTTTAACGCACATATATGCAATCATTAGAATTGCAGCAATTGCTAATTTTATCTTTATTCGTAGGCTAACTCCTACTTTAAAATTTGAAAGTTTCTTTGCATTTTTCTTTGCAAATATATGAAAAGGTGCCAACCCAATAAGACTTTTTATTATTTATCTGAGGAGACATATTAAAAAGAGGTCAGGGTGAGAGTCGAACTCACTCCGGTGGTTTTGCAGACCAACTAGCCGCCGCGACTAGCCTGACCATGAAACATATTGGCTTTTGGTGGTGAAGGACGGAGTCGAACCGCCATCATCGGATTTTCAGTCCGCTGCATAGACCAGCTTTGCTACTTCACCAATTGAGCACAGACAGAGAGGCTCGAACTCCCGACACCTGGTTTTGGAGACCAGTGCTCTACCAACTGAGCTATGTCTGTGTATTTGCCCGACCTAGATCGGGACCGACATCGGATTCTATAAGAGTACACCTTGAGAGATTCGAACTCCCGACCATCTGATCCGTAATCAGAGACTCTATCCAGCTGAGCTAAAGGTGTAAAGAAAAGGAATGGCCTCGGGTCTCTCGGGGTTTCTGGTTTGTACGTTTACTCCAAACCCTTTTTTTAATGCTTTGGGTGATTAAACCTTATCGTACCTAACAGCTTCACTTACCATTCCTTTAGTACCTCGAGAGGGAGTCGAACCCTCACACCTTAAAGATATCGCGGCTTAAACACGACGTGACTACCAATTCCACCATCGAGGCATTTTGTTTTTTGGGTGGAAGATGGGTCTCGAACCCACCACCTCTGGTACCACAAACCAGCGCTCTAACCAACTGAGCTACAACCACCATAAACCCCACTCCGTAAGTGGGGAGAGTCGATTTACACCATTGACTTGGCCTTCGTCAATTTATTCGTAAACTTGATGCAGACTTGTGCGGCCCGACTACGCCATCCCTTTCGTCCTTTGGGCGATGGGTCTCTTCCTCGAAGCATCAATTTAGATGATTCGAAATTTCCTGTCATTATTACTTTCATAATTTTTTTATTTTTTAGTATCGTGCGTGAGGTTCGAACTCACTTGACGTGCCTTATGAGAGCTCGTTCTTTTCCACTAAGTCACGATGTTTGGCGGAAATGGCTGGATTCGAACCAACGGGCCTCTTTGCAGCGACCACTTCCTTAGCAGGGAAGTACAATAAACCACTCTGACACATTTCCGTAGAGCGTGGTAATGCTGCAGCACTTGGGGCACCCACGCAAGTTACTCCCCTTTGTATCCATGGAAGGACTTGAACCTTCGACCTTCACCTTATCAGGGTGATATTCTAACCAGCTGAAATACATGGATATATTCAATTTTTGGCGGACTCAGCAGGGCACGATCCTACAACCCTCGCATTAACAGTGCGATGCTCTACCAATTGAGCTATGAGTCCAGATAAACAAGAAATTAGCCTAGGTTTTTACTAGGAGTTACGACTTCTTATTTTGAGGGCTTTTCGACCTAATCTCCATCCACTTGGGATAAGATCGCCCTTATGAATTTTCTTAGAATCAATTTCATTAGTTATCCAACAAGTTCCATATTGTGAATTATTATATCCACTCTGCTTAATTGAATTTGCTGCTCCAATTTTATTTTTAGTCTCATCGGAATGCGTCTTTCCTTGAAAAGTATTATAATTGAAATCTCCTTTCTCATGTAATTTTTTCAAGTTATTTGATGCAATCATTTGAACGTGTTTTAATAACTCAGGATCACTTTTTAATTTATTAGCAAATGCACGACCTCCAGTGATTGATCTAGACCTTTGTTGCTCGTCTGATATTTTTCCACCTCCTCCACCAATCATTAAATTCATACACATTGGATCATTAAGAGTTTCCTCATTAACTAATTCTTTTTCTCTTAGTTTCAATGAATTTCTATCTGAATACCATTCTAATATTTCAATTGAATGATTCTCCTTTCCATGTTTATTGAGTGACTTCCATAATCTAGTCCCGCTTCCAATATATCTATCTTCTAAGTTAGAAGTCGAGTGCATCCCGATGTAATATCTTCCAGTAACATTACAAGTAGTCTTGTAAATGTAATGATATTGATGTTCCTTTCTTGCCATAGTGTACCTTCATTTTGATTATTTATCTCAATGAAGGTACAAAATATTCCCGGCGGTCCGTACGGGACTCGAACCCGTGATCTCCTACGTGACAGGCAGGCGTCCACTCCAACTGGACTGACAGACCGAAAAAATAAAAGATAGTGATGGAGTACCCGTCTCGCTCCAATCTTAATTGCTTCCTGAGTTTTAATGAGGCCTCAGCAAAGGGTGATGAAATTCTTTGATCTGCTTAGCTTGTCGACAGCATCGACAGAGAAGGCCACTATCTTTCGTTGGAGTGAAGGGATTCGAACCCCCATGCCGTTAGGACTTGATTTACAGTCAAGCGAGCCAGCCAAATGCTCAACACTCCAATAAATTGATTTTAAAAAAGAGGCCGGCTTACATTCCATCTTCCGGCCTCTTATGCTTGATCTTCATGCTAGCATCTGATCAAAGGTAGAGCTTCGCTTCCAAACTCTTCGCTCTCTAAAAAGGCATTAACTGATTCTGGCCCCAGTCAACAGCACCTCTAGTTTTATAGGAAACTAGAATAAACTGCTATTAGCTCATAACTGAGGGAATATCTTCCAAATGATAAAGGTAAAGAAAGTTTCCAACCGAGATTTTAGCGCTCTAGCCAGCTGAGCTAATGAAGATTACTCCCCATGTTGGATTCGAACCAACGACCTCTCGTTTAACAGACGAAGTAACGGTTTAGATTACTATTACCTTTAATAAGTTTATCAGGAGAAAGTTGCAAAGGTGTAACGCTTTCGCGCTTCTGCGGGAATTGAACCCGCGGCCTATTTTGTTTAAGAAAATTGCTCAACCGCTGAGCTAAGAAGTAACCTTTTGCATTACTACCCGATAATTAATTTTTTTCAAAGAACTTGTTTACTTGATTATAATACTAAGAATCCTTTTACGTTTAAAATTATTCTTAATATTTTTTTGTAGTCAGGACAGGAATCGAACCCATATGTGTAACTTTTATGGTTCTTCCCCAATGGCACACTATCCACCCATTAATGTAGCGTCTACCATTCCGCCACCTGACTATAAAAAATTGCTGGGGGAATACTGTCGAGAGTATTTTGGTTTTATGTTTCAGATATAAAGAAGTAACTCTGTAACTTGCCACCCAGCAATCTTATTTTTTATTTAGATTTTGATCTTGCGAACTTTCTCTAAGTGATAATTTGGATTGAACTCGCTTTTTGCGATATCATCGAACATTGAGTATCCGTATCCATAGTAGAAACGAACTTTATCTCCAGCAAGTTGAGTCGTTCCGTAAGCTGCTAGATCCACCGAGTAAACGTATGGGCTTCCGCATGCTTTTGTGTATGTCTCGTATGCTTTGTAAGAGTTTCCACGGTTACACTCATTATCAGATAAGATGAACACTCGGTCGTACTGACGTCCAGACATTTGAGCTACTGCCCATGCTGCTGATAAGTTAGTTCCTCCCATATCTCTCTTCATTGCGCTAGCAATAGAGAATACATCAGAGTTAGCGTTCCATTTTACGTATTCAGCACTTGAACCAAATCGGATTACATCTCCATTTGTTGCCTTTGCAATGGTTGCTGCGATCAAAGCCGCTTTATCCATGCATCGACTAGTATAACGTTTTCCGCTTCTTGCGCCATCCGTCATTGGTGTACCCATTGATCCAGAGAAATCCACCATTACTAGAGTCTTACCAGGAAGCATCTCTGAAAGGTTTGGCACAGCTGCTTCATATCCTTTAAGTAATGCTTGTGCAATCGCTCTAGCATTAGAATCAGAGAATTCTGAGATCGTTACCTCGTGAGCTAGGTCAATTTGGTATGGCATAATCTTTCCTTTTCGGATTGCATCTGGACTAGATAAAAGAGCAGTCAATTTAGTAACCGTGTCTCCTTTGTTAACTGTCTTCAATACATTTCTAATATTTCGAAGAGCAGCTAGGATTCCAAGTTTACCGTCAGTTAAAAGAGCATCCCAGTTTTCAGCCTTAGCTTCCTTTAGGATAGTTTCAGCTTCTGACTTGTCGATTTTACCTTCTTTAACTGCTTTCGCAACTTCTTGACCTGCATCAGACTGAGCAACTTCCCAAGTATCCGCAGATACTGATAAGCCTTTCATGATAGCCGAAAGAACTGGAACTTTTTCTCCATTTACCTCTGCTACTGCACTAGACGCTGATGGATTTGGGTGAACTAAGTTGATTACGTCAACTAGAGAGCTCTTGTATTTTAGTAATGCATAAGCATCTAAGTTTTCAAGAGCATCAGCAAATCCTTTTTTCATTGCATTTGTGACTTTAGTCCCGTTTAATGCTGAGAAGCATGCAACGATTTCAGCCATATCATCTGGACGAAATAATGTTCCTCCGGATTGAGTACGTTTGTTCCATAGGGAATAGAAACGTTTTGCCCATTCTTGACCCGCACAGTGTGGAGCTAGGTAGCTTGCCGCAAGGTGGTTAATTGATCTCATTCCTTCACCAACACATCGTGAATACACGATAGATTGAGCTACGAAGTAAGCGTCTTCTTTTGCACACTCATCGACTAGTCCTTTCAACTCCCTCATCGTTTCTGTCTCAGAACGATAGAATTGATTTTCTAGCTTTAGTGTGTTT